TATTCAAGAGCCAACAGAATCGGCTCCGCCCCCCATTGAGGTTGAGCCAGCGGTAAGCATAGCGCCAGAACCTGCGGTGGCTCCTATAGAGGAAGACCCCAAATGGGAATCGCGCTATCGATCCTTGGAAGGAAAGTACAGGTCAGAGCTTCCGAGATTGGCTGCGACGAATAAAGAACTTGAAGCACAGTTGCAAAGCCTTCAACTACAGATTGAAGAACTGAAGACAGCGAAACCAAGAGAATCGCTGATCAAGCCTGAAGAAGTTCAAGAGTACGGCGAACCTTTAGTCGATCTAATTCGCAGGGCTGCTAGAGAAGAAATCGCGTCAAAAGACGCTGAGATTTCTGACCTCAAGCGCAGACTTGAAAGGTTCGAGGTGAACACCACCAAGACGGTTGAAATTGGGTTTTACGAAAAGTTAAACGCAATTGTGCCTGAGTGGATGGACATCAATGAGGACAAGGAATTTCATCAGTGGCTTGATCAATACGATGACCTTGCTGGTCGCCGCCGACAGGACTTGCTGAGTGAGGCTGAAGAGGCAAAGGACGCAACGCGGGTTGCCAACTTTTTTAATGCGTGGAAAAAGACAAACACCAAACGAGAGGCAGCATCTAATAAAAGTCTTGAATCTCAAGTTGTGCCGCAAAGCGCAACAACGCAGACCAAGCCTGTGGGTAAAAAAATCTGGACTCGACAAGAGATTTCAGCGTTTTACGCAAAGGCTAGATCAGGAGAGATAGACCCGAAACAGATGATTGCCATTGAAGCTGATCTTCATGCAGCTCAGTTGGAAGGACGAATACGTTAGTCCTTGTGTTTTTTTGTCCAGAGGCAATAGCACTACTACTGAGAGGCATGAGCATTTCTATTAAAGGAAAGCAAAATGTCTATCACCGTAAGCTCGAACTACTACGGCGCTAGCACTGGTACCACCGACAAATATGGTCGTGCATCCGGCAGCGCTGGTTTCATTCCAGAAATTTGGTCTGGCAAACTCCAAGTCAAGTTCTACAAGTCCACCGTTCTTGGTGAGATTACGAACAATGATTGGGAAGGGGAAATCAAAGGTCAAGGCGATAAGGTTCAAATTCGCACGATTCCTACGATCACTATTCGTTCGTATGAAAAGGGCATGAACCTGACTAATGAGGTTCCACTCTCCACTCCGGTAGAACTCAACATTGACAAAGGCAAATACTTCAGCGTCGTAGTAGATGACGTCGATGAAGTGCAAGCAGATGTCAAGTTGATGGATATGTTCACCAACGACGCTGCTCAGCAGATGAAGATCGCTATTGATGGCGATGTTCTAAACAACGTGGCGGCTGATGCTGCGTCTGCAAACAAGGGCGCTACGGCTGGTGCCATTTCTGCAAACATCAACCTTGGCGCATCTGGCGCACCGGTTGCTGTGACCAAAGATGGCGCATCGTCGACTCGCGAAATCCTGAGCCTGCTGCTGGATATGGGGCAAGTTCTGGATGAGCAAAACGTGCCTGAAGATGGTCGTTGGGTGGTCATCCCAGCGTGGATGGCGACTATGCTGAAACTGTCTGAAATCCGCCAAGTGCAGATTTCTGGCGATGATGCTTCGCCTCTGCGCAACGGCAAGATCGGTCAGATCGACCGCTTCACCCTGTACGTGTCAAATAACCTAAGTTCGTTTACTGACCTTGGTTCTGATGCTGCAGCCGGTGGTACGGGTACTGCTGCTGACACCACTGCATGGAACATCCTCGCCGGTACTCGCGATGCAATCTCTTTTGCTTCGCAAATCACCGACGTGGAAACCCTGCGTTCTACAACCACCTTTGGCAACATCATGCGCGGTCTGAATGTGTACGGCTACAAAGTAGTTAAGCCTGAAGCATTGGTCGTTGCTCGTGTTCGCAAAGGCTAAGTAGTTAAAAACTGAGAGTGGGGCTAATCCCCCACTCTCTTTTTATCTATGAAATATTTAAAAGACAAACGAGATGGCGATATTTGGGGATGGAATCCCCATTTGGCAAAGAATCCCAATTTTGAAGAAATAGAAATTGAGACTTTTGCAAGCAACGCTGTTGTGGAAAAACAGAAGCGTAGATCGTACAAAGAAATTCTTAGGGAAAAAGCGTTGCAGCTTGAAGGAGATATGCATGGCTAAACGATGGATACAAAAAGCCATCAAGCAACCCGGCGCATTGCACCGACAGCTTGGCATTCCTGAAGGCAAGCCAATCCCTCAAAAGATGTTGGACAAGGCAGCGAAGGCTCCGGGGAAATTGGGGCAACGCGCTAGGTTGGCTAAAACCTTAAAGGGGTTCAGTAGATGACAACCATAGCAACCATCATATCCAATGCCAGAGTCATTTTGAATGACACAGACTCGGTTCGATATACCGATTCACAACTGGTGACGTATGCAAATGAAGCTGTGAAGCTAGCAAAACGTTTGCGACCAGATTTGTTTTTTGGCTCTTACTCAACCGCACTGGCGACGTTGACATCGGCAAGCGAGTCTCCGCTTGATGTGGTGTATGACCCAGCATTGGTTGACTTTATTGTAGGCAGAGCAGAAACCCGTGACGATGAGTATGTGGTCGCTGGACGCGCCACATTGTTTTTGCAAAGCTTTAGAGCGGGGATTGGAGCATGAGTGCGTATACAGATTTTCTAGACTTTGTAATGCCCCATGTACCCGGAGCATCTACTGCAATAGTCACGCATGAAATACGAAATACAGTAATTGACTTTTGCAAAAGATCATTGGTTTTGCAAAGAGATCACGATCCAATTACTGTTGTAAAAGGAACCATTGATTACGACTTTGAGCCGCCCACAGGGTATTTAGTAGTGCGTGTCATGAAAGCTTGGGTCGAAGGTAGAGAAATAGATCCAGTTGCTCCAGATTACATTCAAGACCCAATTTTTTACAACCAATCTTATGCTGGCGCTGTAAAGACATTGTCGTCTCCATTGATATATACACAAAAGGATGAGCGGTCTGTTTCTATTTACCCGTTTCCTGATAAAACAATATCGCTTGGTTTGACGATGCGGGTTGCATTAAAACCTACGGTTGCATCAACTACTTGTGAAAATTTTATTTTAGAAGATTATGCAGAGGTTATTGCGCATGGCGCATTGTTTCGGTTAATGGCTTCGCCAAACAAGCCTTATACAGAGCCAACGTTAGCAGCAGCTCAAAGTCAGATGTTTGAGAGTGGACTTAATTTGGCTAGACAGTCAGCGGCGCGTGGTCATGTCCGCGCCAACCAACAGGTTAGATTGCGGAGCATCTAATGGCAGACAAAATCAAACTCGTTCAGGGCGACACCCTGCCCCAAGTAAAGATAACGGTAACCGACGAAAATACAGGCTTGGCAATTAGTTTGACTGGGTCTTCTTTGGTCATGCGGTTTAGGGCAGTTGGGTCAACAACTGTACTTGACACATTAAATGGCACAGTAACTGATGCGGCGAATGGCGTTGCTGTGTTCCCGTGGAATAACACAAGCTTGAATGTAGACGCTGGGGATTATGAGGGTGAGGTTGAGATTACCTTCCCGACCGGCAAGCAAACAGTCTATGACCTGTTGAAGTTTAAAGTCAGAGAGGACTTTGCGTGAAACTGACTACTGAGCAGATACGCGCAAAGATTGCGGCTTCTGCGGCAGTTGCAAAAGTCCAAGCTGCTTCATCACAAGTCCTGCGGCTTTCAACGGCAATTGGTAATTTTGTAAAAGCATTAATATTGTCTGATGGCGCAACTGCCGTTGATGCAAAAGTTATCTCGCTAGCAAAGGTATTGGCAGATACGGCAAGTGCGGTTGAGACGGTGGCAAGGACGCTTGGCAAGCCATTGTCCGATAGAGCTAGTCCGACAGAAGCAGCGTCAATTGCGTTTTATAAGGCTGCAAGTGACATAGCCTCAATTTCTGATGCGTACACAAGAGTCATTACAAAGATTCTGGCAGATACGGTATCTCCCAGAGATGATGTTGACATAACCACAGCCGATGATGAGCAGAACATCACGTTTAATAAATCTTTGTCTGAGGTATTGGTTATTACTGATGTGTTGAATAAAACAGTTTCTTACCTACGTTCATTCAACGACTCGGTTACAAAAAGCGATCAAGTTGCCAAAGTCATTACCAAAGCGTTTGCAGAGATTGTTACCGCTGTTGATGTCTTTGATATTGGCAGCGGATATGTGGCTGCGTATGAAGACGCACCATTGGCTATTGATGTAGCCATACGCTCATTCAACAAGATACTTAGTGATGTAGCTGGAATTGCAGATACATCAATTATCGGGTTTGGCAAGACACGATCTGATTTAGTGTCTCAAACGGACGCGGCAATAAAAACCGCAAACAAAGGTTTGACCGAAAATGCAGTTTTGTCTGATTCGGGAAGCCTATTCAATCAGAACTACGTAAGCGAAGATTATTTCGCAGAGCGTTATGTTGGTTTTGAACAAACCTTTTAAGGAAAGACTATGAACACAAATGAATTTGTTAAAGCCATTGGTCAGTTAAAAATTGTAGTTACTGCACCGGATGGAACGATTAAGCACAATGATGAGTACAACAACCTTGTTGTGACTACTGGTCTGAACTACATTGCCAGCCGCATGAAAGATGCGACCGCAACAGCAATGACGCACATGTCAGTTGGAACTGGTACGTCATCAGCAGCAGCAGGTAACACTGCTTTGGGTGCAGAGTCTGCCCGTGTCGCGCTGACCTCTACGACGGTTACAAACAATGCGGTTGCGTATGCAGCAACCTTCCCTGCTGGTACCCCAGCAACGTTAACTGCGTTGACCGAGGCTGGCATCTTCAATGCATCATCTGCTGGAACCATGCTGTGTCGCACGGTGTTTGCGGCTGTCAATAAAGATACCGCTGACACGATGTCTATTACTTGGACAGTAACGGTTTCGTAAGGATAGGACATGAGTACGATTACCACTCGGTCTGGTAAGGGGTTGCCGCTAACAAATGCGGAAGTCGATACCAACTTCACCAACCTTAATACAGACAAGGTAGAAGTTACCGGCGCACCTTCGGGCGGTCAGGCGATTGTGCGTAACTCTGCAAATACAGCTTGGGTATCAACAACATTGAATGACCCAGTTGCAATGTCACTAGTTTTTGGGGGCTGATCATGGCATTAAAAGGTAGACCAATTACGATTGGCGCAACTGATACGACGATCTACACCTGTCCGGCAACCATTGAGGCGTCGGTGCATGGTCTTGTAGTGGCGAACACGACAGGGTCGTCAGCAACTCTGACGCTCAAGGTTTACGTATCGGCAACCGGTGCGACGACAACCTTTGCTTCTGGGATCACGGTTGCTGCGAATTCGACCTTTACTTGGCCCAAGCCAATCAACGTTAATGCTGCCGATATTATCTACGCCGTATCTGGTACCGCATCAGCACTGATTGCCCTCTACTCTGTGTATGAAGGCAGCGCTGCTCCGGCTGCGGTGGGATTTACGCCGCGTGGTGCTTGGTCATCTGGGGCATCGTATGCGGTTAACGATGTGGTGAGTCTGTCGGGTTCCAGCTATCTGGCAATCCAAGCCGGTACAAACCAAAACCCATCCACCCAAACAGCGTACTGGTTAGTACTGGCATCCAAGGGCGACACGGGCGCAACTGGGGCAACTGGCTCCACTGGTGCGACCGGCGCTACAGGTGCGACGGGTACAGCAGCGACTATCTCGATTGGCACGGTTACGACAGGAGCAGCCGGATCATCGGCAACGGTGACCAACTCTGGCACGTCGAGTGCGGCGACGCTTAATTTCACTATTCCAAGAGGCGATGCTGGAGAAGTAACGTCAACAGCAACATCTAGCGTTGATAGTGAGATTGCATTGTATTCAAGCACAACAGGCAAAGTTATCAAACGCGCAAGCATGACAGGTCTGGTGTACGCCACATCAGGTGTTGCGAGTGGGATTACTAATGGAACCAACGGTCAGGTGTTGACTATTGCTTCTGGCGTTCCGACATGGGCGGCAGCAAGTGGCGGAATCTCGACCGGCAAGTCAGTCGCAATGAGCATGATCTTCGGCTTCTAAGGAGCAATAAATGGCAAACCCAAACATTGTCAACGTAACAAGTATCTACGGAAATACCGCTTACGTTATCCCTTCATCAGCGGCAACGGCGACAACTTCGTGGACGTATGACGGTACGACTGCATTAACTGGCTTAAAGCCAGCAGCGAGTACGGTCAACCGCGTAACGTCAATCACCGTCTCGAATACGACTTCGAGTGCAGCGACAGCGACGATTGCAGTGGGCAACAACGCGACGTTTGGTTCAGCTACGGTGATTGCTTACCCGGCGTACCAGATTTCGGTACCGCCCAATGCAACGCTGATTATCGTGGACAAGACTAACTCCCTGTACATCACAGAGAACCAGTCAGTTGCGGCATACAGCGGCACGGCATCGGCGCTGACCTTCACAGCCACGTTTGAAGCCATAACCTAATAGGTGACGTATGGGACTGCGGTATCCCGGTGGTTTTTTATCTGCGACGCATAACCCAGTAGCGGGGAACTACAATTCGACTGCTGTATCCCTGCTTGTCGATTACCTTGTCGTTGCTGGCGGAGCAGGCGGAGGAGGATCGCCTTCTAATTATCGTTCAACAGGTGGCGGCGGAGCTGGTGGATATAGAACTGCAACAAATTTGTCTATATCAGCAGGGACAATGTATGTAGTAACTGTTGGAGCAGGAGGGGTTAGTGGTTCGAGTTCAGCTGGTGGCAATGGAACCGATTCAGTATTTGCAACCATAACGTCTACTGGAGGTGGTGGCGGAGGCGGACAGACAGTGCATGCAAATGGCGGATCTGGTGGAGGAGCAGCGCATGGTAATGCAACTGCTGGTCAAGGAACAGCAGGACAGGGTAATAACGGAGGTCTTGGCTACAACAGCGGAAATGCGTCTTATCCGTTTGGCGGCGGTGGCGGCGGCGGAGCTTCTGCTGTTGGAGGAACTGCTACAGCAAACAATACAACTGGAACAGCTGGTGCGGGTGGGGCTGGAAGTCCTTCAAGTATTTCTGGAAGTTTAGTTACATATGCTGGTGGCGGTGGAGGTGGAGTTCAGCAAAATACTACTGGTGTTCCAAACTACACGGGTGGAGCAGGAGGTGCTGGCGGAGGTGGAGCTGGCGCTATTAACAC